GAAACAAGATATCTTCAAAGTGACTGTGCTGTTCTCAAGTATTCCACAACTTCTGGCACAGCTAACGGTGGTATTTCCAGAACTAGAATTGTTTCTCCTGGTTTTGGATTTGAAACTAGACCCGACTTTGTTGGTGTTGGAACAACCTCTAACGGTATCAATGCAATTCTCGAAACAGAGTCAACAACAATTGGTCAGATTCTTTCTACTAGAGTTGCTAACCAAGGATTTGATTATCCCAGTGATAAGACACTGACACCTGCCGCACTGATTCCTTCTTGGTCTCAGATTGAAGAGAACTTTACCGTCAACGACGGTGGCATTGATGTTCTCAGTGGTGGTCAAGGATTTAGTGGTCCACCTATTCTGACTCTTGTCAATAGTTTGACAGGTGAGGAAGCTGGTGGCGGATCATACATCCCCGTGATGAATGAAAACTCTATCAATGGCGTTGAAGTAATTAAGCAACCATCTGGTATTGCAGGTGTTGCTCATACTCTGTATACACTCAATAATACCAATGGTATTGTTATTACAAGTGTTGATAGTGTTCCTACAGGTATTGTAACTTGCACTATTCAAACACCCGTTCTTGGATTCACAACTTCTCCAATTCTAATTGGCGATAAGGTCTTTGTGGATGGTATTGGTAACTATGATGGAGATGGTTTTGATGGGCATAATTCTAAGGATCATAAGTTTAACTTCTTCACTGTTCAAAATGTAAATGCATCAGTCAATCCAGTAACAGTAACATATAGTCTTGCTGGTATTGCAACTCAATCTGTTGGTACGGCTGTGACCAACACAAACAATCTAGCATCTATGGTTAAGGTGCAAGATTATCCAACTTTTGATGTTACCGTCTCTCGTGTTGAATTTGCTCTCAATCAGAGTATGCAAGTCAGCACTGGTGGTGCATTCTTTAATACTGATCTTGTTGTTACCAAGTCTGTTGGTGATGTCCTGAAACTGAAGGGAACTTACGAACTTAAGGTTGGTGATAAACTTCGTGGTGTATCTGATGGATTCATCTGCACCATTGTTAAGCATGAGAGCTATGAGGGTGTATTTAAAGTAAGACATGACGTTCAACAGTCATTTGGTTGGTCTGACAAGATTGGATTTACCAATGATGATCTGTCTGTTCTGCCTGATAACGATTACTTCCAGAACCTATCCTACACCGTTAAGACTCCTTTAGAGTGGAAGGATGCTTCTGGTCCTATGAACCGTCTTCTTCACTCCTCTGGAATGAAGAACTTTGTGGACATGGAGATCACTTCTCCCGTAAACGCAGCTGCTCCTGTCGGTATTCAATCTCACATAGTTACACAGGATATTAGACTGGACTATGTTGCAGAACTGAGAGCAGATCAAATCAATGCATTTGACTTGGCTGTTGATACAGATGTCAGCGCCAATGTATCTCCTGCTATTGAATTTGCAAACAAAAAACTTTCTTCTTTCATCAAGTGTGTAACAAATAGAGTTCTGTTGCTTGATGATATTTCCAGACAATTCTCCAGTGAAGAACTTAACGATTCTGTAAATCAGACTCTCGTAACTTATCCCACCAATGTTCCCACACAAAGGATCTTGGTTCTTTCTAAGGATACTCGCAACCCAGTCAGTTACCAATTCAATGAGTTCATTCTCATGAATACTCTTGAGGGTGCATATATCTTGGAGAAGGGACAGTCTACAAGCAATGGTGAAATTGTAACTATTGATACTACAATTGATCCTGTAGAAAACACCATTGACGTTAATGCTTCTCCTGTCAGAACAGATATTGATTATGAGTTCAAAGTTGTTCGCCAACTTTATGGATCTTCCATCGGAGTAGGCACTCTAAGCGTTGGTATTGCCTCTGTAACAGGAGTAACAACATCTGTAGGTGCTGCGACAACTACAACTCTGTTTGACGCTGCTGCGGTTGATCTGGAAGGATTTACTGCATCTGTGTCCATCATTAGAAATAGCGATCAATATGGAAACTATCATGAAGTAGTTGCTGATCGTGGAAATGGTGATGATGTATCCATGGCTGAATTTGGTTTCGATACTGGATACAGCGAAAGTGGAATCACCACAGCATTCATTGGCACATTTAGATCTTATATTGAGAGTGGTAGATTTAAACTTGATTATACAAACAATGGTGACGAAACTATTGACGCAAAGGTCAGAATTGTAGGACTGCATAAAGCAGGAGCTGGTGTTGGCACTGCATCATTCAAACTGACTAACCAATCTGAAGGATCTGAGAGATCTGCAAGATATGAAAGTAGCGATGTAACTGATTCTCACATTGCTGGTACTGGTTATGCTGCTACTGTTATCGGTGTAAGTTCTGAAACTCACCTTGCAGGTAAGTCTATCGTTAGAGTTGCTATCGGACAAAGTGTCAATGTTTCTCAACTGATCTTTAGTGGTGATTATCTTACCAGTCAAACTGAACTGACCGAATATCCTCAACTGACTATTGCTGATACTCCTGACGAGGTTGGCCTTGGTACATTTGGAACTCGTTATAATGGAAGCAATCTTGAAGTTATGTTCTACCCAGGTGTCACCTCTGGTGTCGCCACAATCACTGGTTATCATGAACTCTTCTACAGAGATCAAGATGCTAACGCTGATGCTGTTAACAACATCACATATAATGTTGGTATTGATGAATATGTTGAAGATAGTTTTACAACTGGTGATAAGTTAGACTTTGAACTGACAAGTGACGGATTCCCTGTTTACGCTCATGTATTCAATCCAAATACTGCTTCTGTTCTCGATCCAGCAACAGGTATCTTCACTATTAAGAATCACTTCCTGAACACAGGACAAGACCTGGTTTATACACCAGAGAGCACAATCATTGGTGTTTCATCTGTATCTGTAGGTATTGGATCAACTCTTGTTGGTGGTGGATTTGGTACAGGTGATGCTATTGCTGGATTCAACACGGTATCCGGCCTCAGTACAACCTCTGGTATGGTTGTTGGTCAACTGTTCCGTGGACCAGGACTTTCTCCAGAAACTCCAACCACATTTGTTGTTGGACTTGGTAACAGCGTTACATGGTTCACTGCAAACAGTGATGGAACTAAGGTTTTGACTGGTGTTGGAAACACAGTAGTCTTAGAACTTAACGAAACCATTGAAAGTGATCATGATTACACTGGATTTGGTACTATCACAAATATTGGATTCAACTCGATTACTGTTTCCAATAATGTCCCAGCTGGTGTTGGTAGTGTCTATCACTCCACTAGACTGAGACCTTCCGTTACCATTGGACCACCCGTACAAGTTGGTGTTACTACATTCCGTCAACAGTATAGATCTGGTATTAATACCGACACTATGCCAGAGAATGTTTATGCAATTAAACTGACTGAAGATACATTCAAACTGGCAACTAACGAGGCTTTTGCAAATGCTGGAATTGGTGTTACATTCACAAGTCTTGGTAGTGGTAATGCTCACGTCCTTGATACTACTAAGAAACTTGAGAAGTCTCTGATTACGCTGGATGGTATCAACCAAGCACCTATTACCGGAGCAGATCTTTCGTTTGAACTTAGACAGTCTCTGGGTCTTGGACAAACTTCATTCCCCATAAGCGGTATTGCTTCTGTTCAACCAGGAGATTTGATGAAGGTTGGTGCAGAAATCATGACCATCAACAACGTTGGTCTTGGAACAACTGCTGGTGATATCTCTGGTATCGGTACATTTACCGTTGTCAATGTAACTAGAGGTGCTGTTGGAACTGCAGTATCATCTAAGACTGACGGAGATAATATAGAAATCTACAGAGGTTCTTACAACATCGTAAGAAACAAGATTCACTTCACAGAGGCTCCTGCAGGTGCTGGAACAGATGAAACTGTTGATGAAAAGAATCTCACAATTCAAAATGCCAAGTTCGGTGGACGAACATTCTTGAGAAAGAATTATCAGAAGAATGCTCTGTTTGTTGATATCTCCAATCAATTCACTGGTCTTGCAAGAACCTTCACTCTGGTCACAGAGGGTGATGCTAATGTTGGTTTTGAAACAGGATCTGGTGTTCTGTTCCTGAACGGTATCTTCCAGGCTCCTACAACTGCTAACAATACAGAAAATGCCTATGAGACTATCTCAAGTCCTGTAGGTGTCACGAGCGCACAATTCAATGGCGTAAGACTCCTAGATGGTTCTCCTTATATTGATGAGGATGATGTAAACCAGAACCAGATTCCTAGAGGCGGTCTGATCGTCTCCTTGGGTAGCACAGGTGGTAAGGGTATTGCTCCTCTGGTAGGTGCAAAATTCAGAGCAGTTCTTAGTGAAGGTGGTGGTATCTCACAGGCTGTTGGTGTTGGCACAACTCTTGGTAGACCAGGACTTGGAATCGTCACAGCATCTTATACAGAATCTACTGGCATTCTGGAAGTTGAAACAACAACACCTCATAAGTTCGTAGGAACTGGTGAAAATGTCTATATGCTTGGACTTGAGTTTACATGTCCTAAAGTTAATGTTGGAACACCTAATGGATTTGCTTATAATCCCGCGACAGGTATTTCTACAATTTCGTTTGCTAGTGCTCATGGATTGTCAAATGGTGATGCAATTACTATTGACACGAATAGTATTACATTTACATGTACACAGGGCCCTGGAAACCACACTTATCCCCGTACCACAGACCCAGCATTTAATAAGTATCTTACAATTTCAAATGTAACTGCAAATACTTTCCAAGTAAATGTTGGAACTGGTGGAACAGGTACATCTCCACACACTTTTGTTAGTGCTTCTACAAACGCCATTAAGACTCTGAACTATCAGGGTATTACTACTACAACATTCCCAGACGGAACACAAGGACATGTCTTTGAGGTTGTTGGTGTTGGATCAACCACGATCTTTAGAGCTGATGTTGGAATCTCCTCGATTCCTCACTACTATGTTGGATCTGGTGAGGTATTCAAGTTTGATACTGAGATCAACACTGGATCTGGATACAGAGAACCAGTTGCTATTGCCATCACTGACCCAGGATATGTACATAGATTTGTAAGTGCTGAAGATGATTCCATCTCTGTAACTTCTTTCACAGGATCAACTCTGACTCCTACGAATGCAACTTATGAACCCACAACTGGTGAGTTTATTCTTACAATTCCAGACCATGGATTGACAACTTCAGATAGCATCGGTATTAAGACTGGATCTATCGTATTCACATGTGATTCTGATAACTTTGCTGATAAGCAATCTTATCCAAGAGCAACTGACCCAATTGCTGGTGTCATTACTCCTGTCACATCTTACACATCTGGTAGTATTACTGTTAATGTTGGCACTAACGCTGGATTTAACGCTGTTGCCATTGCAACCGTTGGTGCTGGTGGAACACTGCATGTAACTGTTTCGGCTGCTGGAACAGGATATGTAAATCCCCAGTTCATTATTCCTGATCCTTCATACTCTAATCTTCCTATTGAAGGTATTTCAAGATTGGGTGAGGGAGCAACAACTGAAACTGGATTTGGTGCAAGAATCACTTGTGAAGTTGGAGCTGGTCAAACCAATGTAATGAGTGAGCATCACTTCGTTACTGGATTCAAACTTGATAATCGTGGTTATGCATTCAGAAAAGGTGATGTCTTCAGACCTGTAGGACTTGTAACTGCAGTGGGTGTTGGAGCAACTAACTTTGAAGATTTTGAACTGACTGTTCTCGAAACCTTCACAGATTCCTTCTCTTCTTGGCAGTTTGGTGAACTTGATTATATTGACAGCATCAGAGATCTCCAGAATGGACTCAGAAGGAGATTCCCACTGAGACAGAACTCTCAGTTGATCAGTTTCCAGAAAGATCCAACTGTCACTGCTTCTTCTCAACTTGATCTGAAGAATGTACTTGTTATCTTCATTGACGGTGTAATTCAGATTCCTGGTGAGGCCTATGAGTTTGATGGTGGAACCAGCGTAGTCTTTACTGAACCACCTTCAAATACCTCAGAAGTTGACATATTCTTCTACAGAGGAACATCTGGAGATGATAGTTTCCAAGCGTCTGTTCCTGAGACAATTAAGAAGGGTGACTCTGTAACACTCAATAAGAAAGATGGTGATGATAATACCGAGACTCAAGCAAAGAGACTCGTTAGCGATGTTGCTTCTTCTGACAAGATTAACACCACAATATACAGTGCTCAAGGTGTAAATGATGAAGTCTTTAGACCTCTCGATTGGAGAAAGCAAAAGGCTGATAAACTGATCAATAGTGAAATCGTTACTAAGGTCAGAGATTCTATCGAACCTCAGATCTATCCTGTCGCTAGATTGATTGGTGATATTTCTGATGGAGACACTGATTTATTTGTAGATAGTGTAAGATTCTTCCAATATGAAGAATATGCTGCTGGCGCACCAGCAAGCAACAACATTCAAGTTGATGCATTTATTATTGATGGTACAGAAAACGTTGGTGCCGCAATAACTGCTGTTGTTGGAAGTGACACCACTTTAACATTCGATGTTACTTCTGGTGGATCAGGATATGCGGGTACATCTGTAACCTTGGGTATTGCTGCTCCTCCTAGAGTTGACAACGCTAAATATGGAATCGTAGGTGTTGGCACCACAGCTATTGCTAGAGGTATCCTTACTAACGGAGTTATCACTAGTGTTACAATTGATAACGCTGGTGGTGGATACAATGTCGATGCACCTCCTCAGGTTATTGTTACTGACAATGCAGTTAAGACAGATACCATTGACAACTCTGACATTATTATTGGTTATGTCGGTGTAATCACTGGCATCTCTACTACTGGCGGTGGTTCTGATCCAACAAGCATTGTCTTTGAAACAGATCTTACAGACTCCATCGTATCCACTGCTGAACTCGATACATTGATTGCTGGATATCCAATTTATGTTTATGACACTACTGTAGGTCACGGTGTAACGGCTGTTCAAGGCACTACTGGTTCAACATCCCTCGATGACATGATCGTCGGTATTGGTACCACATTTGCTGATGCTGTTTACAAAGTCGCTGACATTACTAGAAGTTCAAATGTTGGTGTGATTACATGTCACATTCAATCCACCACTAACACTGTGGGTCTTGCCTCAACTGGAACACGCGCTGTTCCTATTGGAAGATTCTCATGGGGTAGACTTGGCCAAGTATCAAGATCTGCTTCACCTGTTGCCTTTGCAGTTTCCTCCTATACTGCCAATTCTGGATTATCAACTTATCCAATTGTTCAGAGAAGAGGATTTGGATTGAGAGACACTGGTGCTCTCAAGAAGCAAGTGGCAAATTAAAGTATAAATATCAACATAGGAAAGCGATTTAAAAATGCCTGCGCTGGTAACCGATCAATTTAGAATCTTCAATGCTAACAATTTAGTTAGTTCAATTGAAGATACTAGTAACTCTTTCTATATCTTCCTCAGCTTGCCGAACCCGACTTCGCCTGCTTTGGGATATGGAAGGACTGATACTTGGAATACGTCAACTTCTGGAGCTCCCTCTCCTATTGACAATTTCAATTATAACAATCACACCTATGATGTGATGTTGTTTGGTAAGAAGGTTACCTCTTCTAATGTAAGAAGACTTGTTCGTAAGGTTAACTGGGCTCAAGGCACCACTTACGAAATGTATCGCCATGATTATAATGTGAACAATCCAGCACCGATCACAGGTGCTACAAGACTCTACGACGCACGCTATTATGTCGTCAACTCGGACTTCAAAGTCTACATCTGCATCGACAACGGATCTAGCGGAACAAACACGAGTGGCAATGCTTCTCAAGACGAACCCACTTTCACTGACCTCGAGCCTTCAAAGGCTGGCGATTCAGGAGACGGGTATGTTTGGAAGTATCTCTATACCGTTGACCCATCGGACATTATCAAGTTTGATTCGGTAGAATATATTTCTGTTCCTGGTAACTGGAGTAGTTCTACAAATGCACAGATTCAATCTGTTAGAGAAAACGGAGATTCTGATTTAAATAATAACCAATTGAAAAAAGTCTATATCGAAGACCAAGGATTTGGTTATGGTATTGGTCTTGATAGAGAAGTTGATATTTTAGGTGATGGAACTGGTGGTAAGTGTGTTGTTAGCACTGATACCTCAGGTAGAATCATTGATTGTCAGATTTCTCAGGGTGGTAAAGGTTATTCTTACGGAATCGTTGACCTCGGACCATTACAAGGAAGCACACTTTCGAGACTTGCAAAACTGGTTCCGATTATTCCTCCTTCCAGAGGTCATGGTTATGATCTTTACAAAGAACTTGGATCTGACAAAGTTCTTATGTATGCTCGATTTGATGATTCGACAAAAGACTTCCCTGCTGACACTACGTTTGCACAGATTGGTCTAGTTAGAAATCCAACTTCTTTTGGATCTACAACAGTATTCACAGCAAACCAGTTCTCTAGTTTGAGAGCTCTCAAACTTTCTGGTAAGTCTGGAACCATTGCTGTTGGTGATGAGATTCGCCAAGTTGTTGGAACATCAACCGCTGTGGCATATGTTGCATCATATGATACTGAGACTAGTGTTCTGAAGTATTTCCAAGACAGATCACTTTATTTCAGTCCTGTAACTGGCGATCAAAAAGACTATGTTGGTGTATCCAGTGAAGGTAAAGTTCTAGCTTTTGATTCTTCTGCGGAACCAGTTACAACAGTTTCTGGATTCTCTGGTAATATTGATACGAACTTCTCTGGTATTACTACAATTATTAACAACAAGACCATCAATCTTGGCGTGAACTTCACTGATGGACTTGCCGATCCTGAAATAAATAAGAGGACGGGAGAGGTCTTGTATCTGGATAACAGAACTGAGGTCACTCGCAACTCTCGCCAAAAAGAAGATATTAAGGTAATTCTGGAA